GAGAGAGCAAGCCAACGCTGTCATAGAGCACCGTACCTTCGGCGGTCCAATCAAGGACGCCCTGCGGCGCTGGCCGGATGAATATCGTCGGGCCGGTCGTGACCCCTTGGAAATCTGTCGCGTGATGCCAATCGTAGTCAGCCGGATCAATCTCGGTGACGGACAACGACACGTCGAGGTTGGCGCGGTCAACGACACCATCAACGCGGAACAGCTTGTCTATGTATCCGTTGCGGAATGAATTCCACGAACCAACGTCGCCGGGCTCAACTATCCAGAACGTTGGCGGAAATGGCAGAACATGGGTGCGGGCGCGCTGCGCTTCTTCTAGGCCAGATTGCTGCAGCCGCTGCACCTGGCTGCGATACGGCACAAACGCAAATTCCGGGTTTGCCATCAGGCGGCGGTTGCCGTCTAGCACCTCGAGGTCGGCACGGTAGATCGGCGGCGCGGTTTGCGTTTCCCATCCTGACAATGGGTCCGGGTACGTTCCTTGAATGCCGTTGACGCTATCCGCCAAGCCAAAGAATGGCCGGTAGATTTGTTCTTCCGTCGAAAGCAGATCGGCGTCGGTCCAACTGAATGTTGCGCTGTCCGGCGCGCCTAGATGGATTTTGTAGAAGCCGCCGATTTCCGAAAGCCGTCCCTGGCACGCGGTCAGGATTGCTTCAATTGCAGAGGCGGGGCGCGTATCGACGTTGATCTGACCACCGCACCTATACGTTGGTTCAAGCCCGCTTTCGCCGGTAATGGTGGCGCGGCATTTGGCGATTTGCGCGTTCCAATTGTCGGACGGCAACCGCGCGGCACCCATGATTTGCAGGCCGTAGAGCCATTCGCCATTGTACCGGATGCCGCGCAGGATGTTGTAAGCCTGCACCGCCGGGAATTGATCACCGTCGCCGCCCCACGTTGATGGTGTGGAATAGCGGTGGTCTCCGATGCCACCGTTGGTGTCGTCTTTGCTGGGATCGTAAAGCGGGATGCCCGACAGCACGAACTTGAATTGCGGGAAGCCCGTAAAAAGTGTGTCGTTCACCAGTGACGTGGCGACCACATAGCAAATGCCGGTGCCGACCCTGGTGGATGGATACGGCCGATCGACTGACGCCACCGATCCGGTTAGCAGCGTGTCGGCGGCGGTCTGCGTCCCATCGTAGTATTTAATCCACAGATGATTTTTTGACGCTTCCGCAAATTGCGTTACTGGCGTGCCTAACGAGGCGTCGACCGCGCCCGTATCCAGCGTGGCCTTCTCGCCGTTAACCCACACCTCTAACAGCGTTTCGCGCGGCAGATCGCTTACCGCAATTACTTGGGTAAAATATGCATTCGGTGTTTCGCCTGCGTTGCCCCAATAATTTGCATACACCAGCGATCCCGCCGCCATATGCGTTCCAATACCAAACGCGCGCGGCACCGCGCCACCAGCCTGCAACGTGCCTTCGGTGCCGTGGATGGTGTCGGTGACGCTGTCGGCGGGCTTGGTTTCGGTGCCCGCCAACGACTTGGCTACATAGTTCAGACCAACAGCGGCACCGATGCCGAGCGCACCGGCCAGGAACGATGTGGCGAACGCGCTGCTCGCAAGGAACGTGCCTGTGAGCAAGGACGTCGCAATCGCGGTAAAGATTGCCACTAGACTGCTTTCAGGAAATGCCGTTCAGCAACGTGGTAGCCGCGCCGCCAGTACAGTTTCGCAACTTCGGGATCATCGCCCATGCCAGCCATACCGGCGAACTGGCACCCAAGCTCGCGCGCCCATGCCTCATAAGCGTCCAACATTTTAATGGCGCTAACTCCGCGCCAGCCCGGTTCGATAAACCATACGGTTTCCCTGGCGATCCGCACCGGCCCGAACGGGTGTTCGGACGCCGCCGCCATCAGCACACCGCGCGCCCTGTCGCCATCGGGTTTCAGCACCAGGCACAGACGGCCGGGCATCAAGTGCTCCAAAAACAGCCGCTCCGCATAGGCCGGATCGAACGGAAAGCAAAAGCCGCCTTCGTTGTTATCGAAGCCAGCGGCATGGTGCGATTGCTCAAGCAGGCGGATCACCGGCACCTTGTCTTCCGGCACCGCCTCGACGATCACGCCCCCGACCGTTTCTGGGCGCTTAGTTCGCCTTGGGCGCGGCCCCAAAAATGTTGCCATGTGCCCACCACTGCGGTGTCATGAAAGAAGTCATCGGTGGCCGACCGCAGCCGCTGTGAGGCATCCGACCTGGTGTCTGGGTTTGAACGGGTGAGCTCCACGGTATTGCTGGTGCAGGTTAGCTGCACGTCGCCGTCCGCCCCCTCTGCTGGCGTCCTGATCGGCGCGGCGTCAATGGTGCCGACAAACCGCGGCGTCGCCGGTGCCACCATCAACCGGGTCGCCGGATCAAACAGGCCGCGGTAAATCTCGACCCTGCCCTGCTTGCAGTCATAGCCCCGAACCAATTGATTAACCCGGTCGGCAACCTGACTCAAAGTCACGGTGATGTTTTGGACGGTGATATTAGACACCAACGGAATATCGGAAATCGAAATCAGCGAGCCAGCACCAAACCAACTGCGCGAGATAGTGCCGCCGGTATCGGGATCTATAACGCTCGCGGTTATGTTCCCGATGTCCGACCAATAGCCGTCATTTACCGGCAAGCCGGTGGTACGGTCGCGCACCACAAACCAAATGAAGTCACGCGGCATCAGCGCGCGCTGCTGCAACGCCGTCCAGTTTTCAGTGGACAGCGCCCTCATAGCCGCGCCTCCATTGCGGCGAAGGCAATCGATCCGCGGCCGTTAAGCTCCGCATCGGACGAAATCGAACCCGGCACAATGCACATCAGGCAAGCGGGCTGCTTGACGCTAACCGCCGCCCCCGCCGTGACGCCCGGCCAGATGTGCGGGCGCACCTCGAATTCGTTGGTGGTGCCCCCAATGGGTGCCTCAACGGCCACCATCACCTGATGCAGATCACCGGCTATAGAAATGTAATCACCGACCGACAAACCAAAGCCCGCAGGCAACCCCGATAGCCGGATGCCTTTGCGGTTGGCGTTGATGCTGTACAGCGCACAGGTTCCCGAGAACGCGCCGCCGGTCGGCCACGTCCCGTTAGGATGCAGGATTGGATAACAGCGGCTCATCGGGTAGCCCCAAAATGTTTGTAGGCCGTTTTCCAATTTCATCAATGTTGCCCGCCAGGTGTCCAGCGCATTGGGTGCCAACACTTTGGTGACCGCGCGCATCGTCCACAGCGGCGCGCCCATATCTTTAACAATGATCCTGCCGCTTGCCTGGGTTGATTGCTCCTGCCGCCAACGCAGATCGAAGCCGATTGTCCAGCCGGGGAATGTCGGTAGCAGGTCCAGCGGATAGGTGACGCTACCGCCGCCGCCGCCTGGGTCCGGTGGAATAATGACAACCGCGGTTTTCCAAAATAGGACTAACATTATGCCGGTTGTCCCGCGATATAGGTTTGCGCTTCGGCTTCGGTTTCACACACCGCCAGCACCCGGCCAAGGTCGTCAACCACCCGCCAAGCGGTGCGCCATTTGACCACCCTCATAATCCCGGCACCCTTCCACGCCGCGCCTGTTGAATGGTGGCGATGGTCCGGCTTTCAAATGTCGCGCGATCCTGTTCCATCACTTGAGCCAGGCGCGCCACTGCCTCGACGCTGGCCCCGCGCGCATCAATCTGCGGCGAATAGATGATCGACGAACCCGAACGCTGCAACGCGCTGTTGGGCAGTATGTTGCCGTTAGTATTTGGCACCATGATTTCCGGCCCGCGTTCACCGACAATATAAGGTGTGCCTGCCATCACCGGGCCGCCCGCCATCTTTCCGGCAATCGGCAGGATGCCCGACAGCCCCGAAAACAGCGGGCCAATGATCGCCTTTTGAATGGATATCTTGATCATCTCTTTCAAGATGATGTTGCTCATGCTCTTGAAAGCATCGGCAAATGATTTGGTGCCCAGGATCGCATCGGCCATGTTGTCGGAAAATGTCTCCAACGCCTTGCCGCCGATTGCGTCGAGCTGCTTTGCCGTGTTGTTCAAATCCAACGCCGTGCGCTGTAGCCCCGGCAGCGCAGACGCGCGCACCAATTGCGCCTCGTATTTTTCGCGCGCCTCCTTGGCAGCAATCGTCGCCGCGCGTTCGGCCTCCAAGCTAGAAATAATGCCCTGCGAAAGCGCCTTCTGAATTGCTATGGTTTTGGCGGCTTGTATT